TTTTTTTTATTTTTTTTCTTTAGTTGCTTTTTTCGCTTCTTCAACTTTTTGATCAGCGTCTTCTACAACTTCTTCTTCTTTAACTGGAGCCACTACAGGTTTTTCTTCTTTAGCTGGCTTAGTTTCTTCTTCTTTAGGTTGTTCTTCTTTTACTTCTTCTTTAGCAGGTTTAGCTTCTTTCTTAGGAGCTGGTTTAGTTTCTGTTTTAGGAGCTTCAAATTTATCATAGTTAGTGAAGTCTAAAACAACTTTAGCACCTGTAGGAAGAATTTCTTCAACAACAGCGTGTTGAGAGATGCAATCAGCGATTTCTTGAGTAGTCAAGTTTTCATGATAGATTGCACGAACGATTTTGTTGCGTAAGCGGATTGGTTGACGGCAAGTTACGTCAACGAATTTAGTCTTCGTAGTCATCAGTATATGCCTCCTGAATAGATTCAATTAATTCATCATCGATAAGATCATAAGCTTCTTTCAAATCTACATTATCTTCGATTTCTTCAGCTAATTCTTTGCTATCAGTTTGATGACTATTATCGATATCAGAAAGCAATTCTAATTCAGCAGCGTCATCTTCACCGTCAGCTTCGATATCGATTTCTTCATCTTCGAGCTCAGCGATTGTATCGATGTCACTGTTATCGTCATCATCGTCTAATTCGATTTCATCCATAGCATCAACTACGCTATCGATTGTATTATCCATATCATTATCATTAGCTGTGGAGTCAGCAACTACATCTTCTACAGTAGCAGCTGCATCATCTAGCTCTTGATGGATAGTTTTATCTTCAGCCATTCTAAATCCTCCTTAAAATATTACTAATCTATAGCGGTATCAATGAAGTCTTCTTCATCACCCACTAATTCATCTAAATCTTCATCGGATAATGTAGATAAAGCTATCTCATCATCATCCATGATTTCATCATCGTCATCACCATTCTCAATGGCATCAACGATATCTCTTTTAGTGATCAAAGAGTTAAGAAAAGCATTCTCATCGACCATTACGTCGAATGAATCTTTCTCATCTATTTGCTCTTTGAAATATTGATCGAGTTCACTGTTCATTTCAGTACCTCCATTAAGATTACTGATATGTTAACGTGATACATTTTTTAATATAGTTTTAATTTGGTCCTGTAGAATGTATATAATCACAGGAACGTAGTAAAATATCACGTTTGCAGGGATAGAATAGTTGAAGTCTTCTAGGTGTTTGATTAAGAATTCCTCATATCTATTCATCTTATCAGTATTATTATTAAAGTAGTCGATAACTATATTCTTGAAGTAATATAAGTCATCTGTTTCATATCGTTCATTGTCTCTGATACGCATAACTGTATCATCATCAATAGATGGTACTTGCCAATAATCACCCATACGGTATTCATGGAAGATATAATAGTAGTCTTCTAAGTTATAATACATAATAGAAGTCTTATCTTCAATCTTCATACCATAGCAAGATGGATTACAGATTGTACCAATATCTTTTCTTTCTAATGAATGGAAGAAAGATCTAGAGTAGTCTAATGCAAATGTAGACTTAGTAGCTAACTGATGGGATACTTGTAAGAATGGTAGTTCTCCAGTATTCATTAGATCATTACGCTTAATGAACTCTACCATATAGCTATCATAGAAGTTATGATCATCATAAGAAAAAATAAAAGTCTGTACTTTATCACTATAGAATAGACTTCTATAGTAAGTCATCATATCAGTACAGATTTGCTCTAGCTTAGCTATATATGAATAGTCATCATCTTTAATGACTAACGATAAGTTAGTACCAATATTAGTAGTATCCATCGTATATGATTCTACTACTAAAGCATCGATATCTGTATTATCACCATCATGGGAGCTTAACTTATAAGATATCTTATACATATTAGCCCCAGTAGGTAGTGTATCTAATGATACATTAGTTACTTTGAAGAGATACTCTTCATTAGTATGATTGATTATAAAATAATCTTGTGGATATGGTTTAAATGCATTTGGAATAATATATGCATCACCTTCGATGCTATCTGATTCTATACCAAAGTCACCAGCCTCTAATTGTACTTGGATTCTATCAATACCATATAGTACAGTATCTTTAATTCTATTGTATCTTAATGGAGAATCTCCATCAGTATAGCTATATGCAAGATTTGAAGCTTCATCTAGTGTACTATGACTAGTATTTAGATTGTAGTAAGTACAAGTTGTTGGAGCTTTATCTGTAAAAGTATAAAACGTATTGTCCAGTCGTTTGACTTCTGAGTCTAGAATGGAGTTTATCGTTGCGGTATATGTTGTATCTAGGAATTTACCCATAGCTGACCTCCTTTATTAATGTGATGTTTAAGACAAAAAAATAAAGCGGTATGGACTTCTACGCCCATACCACTATAATATTTTGACACAATAGTCATCTATCTTCTCTAATGGAACACCAAAGTCTTTATCTTTTTTATTTACATGAGTGAATACTTGGCATCCTCTAAAGAAGATGATATTATTCTTTATAAAGTATTCAATCTGTCTTTTAGCTATATCACCAGCAGAGTCATTATCAAAATATAGATGGATATCCATATTCATTATACCCCTAGATAGGATATATCTTAATACAGCTGAATACTTATTCCCTGCAGCAGCAAAGTATATACCAGTTGATCCCCTAGTGATATTAGTATATATCGATAGGATATCAAATTGTCCTTCTGTGATATATACTGGTATTCTTTGGGAAGTATATGGTATAAACGATGGTATACAGAATGCTTTGTTATAGATATCTCTATCATCTAACTTACAGATTAGATATCTATATTTACTATCTACTTCTCTAATACAACGCATAGACAGCGATGTATTATTAACCGAGAGGAACCCTACATAGTCCCTCTGAATTCGTTGAAAATCAGATTCTGTAGCTCCCAGATAGCTCATAATCTGTCGTTTAAAAAAAGAAAAATCGAAGATAATCTTCATATTCATCATTTCTGATACTGACAGATTACTACCTAGACGACCATTGATGTATTTAACCTTATCGGGATATACATCATAATTTACTTCAAATGCATCATATGCCACTTGAGGTTGTTTTATATGATTTGCAGAATAATGATTACCTCTAGCTTTACGCATAGACTTATTATGCAATTCAATATATTGGATTAGCTCTTGATCATGTATATTCAATAGATCTAAGAAGACTCTATTTACTAATCCGCCTGCTTCACATTTAAAGCAGTTAAACATGTAAGGCTTATCTTTCGATAAGCCTATATACATGTGTTTCTTCCCAGCGGAAGATGTATGCCCACAATAAGGGCAACGTAGCACTAACTCCTTCTTACCAGCAGCAAACTGGCTATTGGGAATTAGTGCTTTAAGTTTGCTGCCTACATCCATTATTTCTCTTCTTTCTTTTTCTTAGAAGATTTTTTAAGTGCATCGATTGCAGTATCAATAATACCACTCTGTGTACTTTCAACAAGTCCTCTAGACTCTACTGCTAGTTCAGTTAGATCTTTAACTTTATCTTTCTTAATAGCATATGCAATTAATCCACCTACGACTAAGATAGGGGATACGTATTTAATAACATCAGCATCAGTTTCACTTAATACATTCATTGCCAAATCAAGTACATTCTTCATAGTATACACCTCCATGATTACTACGTTGTTTTTATACTATTTGAAAAGTACACCCAATGTTAATTCTTTAATACGATTTCGTAATCCATCTTCATTAGTTTGCACATAGAGCCATTGTAATGCAGGGATTAGTCTTAATGCATTACCATTAGCCATTTCTAATAATTCTTCAGCTGATGCATTTTTGAAACCAATAGCAAACCCTACAGATTCATAGTTTAGGCTAGAGGATTCTTTTACTGTATCTATCATATTTACAGGTTCTGGTTCCTTTTCAACTACCTTTTCAGTAACTGGATTATCTACACCAGACTTGATAGTAAATTCATCATTACGTTTAACAAATGTCAATCGTTCAGATGGCTCATCATCCTTTCTATATAAGAATGGATTTAGTCTATTACCTACTAAATCTTCTTTAGGAAGCTCATCGCTTACTTCTGCTTTGCCAATGCATATATCATAAACCTCTTTAGCAGACAATCTTTCTTTAAAGTCTCGATAAGTGAGCTCCAAATCAGAATTGTATTTTGCAAATGCTTCTTTAACTTTATTTACTAATTCAATTGTAATCATAATTATCTTATCCTTTCACCAATTCTAAATTGGAGTCTAAAACATAACCAGACGGATTATGTCTAGTTAATTGAGTCAATACATTCATAAGTGGTAAGCACTTAAATTCTTTAATAGTACTATAAACTTGAGAACCATATGTGAAGCTACCTTTAAGCATGTATTCTGTTAAGTAGTCTTCCATATAGTAATACAAGCTTAGATTATTATTCATTCTAGTATATAGATTTCTAGAAGAATTAGTTTTCAATCCATACTTTAAGAAGATGTCTCTTACCATCTCAGGATTGAATTTTTCGCTTCTTGCTGCAGTGAATAGGTCATAAGTAAATTCTGCAGATTTTACTGCATTCACTTGTGGGTCATTCAATACTCTATGGCTACTGATAATATTAGAGTCAGCAGCATACTTATCAAAGTATGCTTGTTGCATATATCTACGAATGTTAGTCTTAGCACTATTTATAGTATAGTATTCACATTCATACTCAATAGCTAAGTCTAATACTTTAGTAGACTCACCTAGTTTAAACATATCATCTATTAGTTTACTATTGAAGTATCTAAAGAAGATATTGTTTAAGATAGCAATATATGGGCGAGTAGTACATTTTTGAAGAACCGTAGCTAAATCTAATTCTTCAATAGTACTACGGAATCTACGTTCAGCTACATCTTTAGCCAAATCATAGTCATCGTAGATTCGTTGTCTTAGCACTGGATTTATTTCCATCATGCAATCCAGTACATCGTCTCCAGTTCCGATATCGATATTATTCTCACGAATAAACTTAACATTACGTAACACTACTTCTGGTATATGATCAAATCTATAATTTTCACTCATCAGTTTTCACTACTCCTAATTTCCTATCCCATCTTCTTCCAGGGATATCATTCTTAACTGCCAATCTAAGTAGATAATAGAAAAACATAATATTTCTACATGCTGGATCATAATTATATAAATTTCCTTTATATTTTATTTTACCAGTATCAATCATTCTATTAACTTGAGTTATATAAGATTTATAGAATCTCTTAGGCTTTATTGCGGTCTTTATCTTATTGATAGTATAATCTCCAATTCTAAGACCATTTTCTCGGTATAGATCTTTAATATCATCAAGTGGGTTATCAGATTCTCCAATGACTTTAATGCACTTTAGATTGAAGTTCAATGATCTTTTTGGATTCTTATCCAATCTATTCATTGCAATATATATTTGGCTTTCTTCACTGGCATATCTCTTAGTATACTTCGAATCATCATACTTGAAGAATGTTAATGATCTTGCTTTTGTTGTACTACAACCATACTTACGTATTATATCTGATACATGATAAGTTGATGTTTCAATTATCTCTTCAATAAGCTTTATATTGAAGTATCTAATATAAATATTCCGACAGAATGAGGTGTATTTAATTTTTTCATACTTAAAGGTATCAGCTAATGTAATATCTTCGAATGGTTTATCGTACATTTCCTCCCACTTTAGAACGCGTCTAGCATCACTTCTTAGACTACTTACTTTAGTATCATCATAAGGAAATGATTTCATGAAGATTTCATGCTTAAAGCAGAATAGTATATTCTTTAACATCACTGGATCATATCCTTCAATATACTGTGTTATTTTCATTACATATTACTCCTTTCTTAGACCAACTTTACCATTATTAATCACTGGCTCTTTATATATGTCTCCATTATGGTCAAACTTTAATACATCACCCGGGTACATACCCAAGATAAGTTCTTTATTTTTTACAATAACATCTTTACCAGATCCATCCTCAAAATCTAGGTCTCCATAATGAAGAATTACTTCTTCTGACTCTCCACCACCATTCCAGAAGTCTGCACCACTACGACGGGTACCACTTAGGATATTACCTTCCAAATCAACTTCACCATTTACGAATGTATAATAACATACATCGTATTGGAAATAACTATCATTGTATGAATGGGCAGAGTTTATTTTAAAGCGATCCTCTAAACGCTCTACTGTTGTCTCTGCAAGAGACGTTGTTAAAATACTTAAAGATTCAATAATTCTATTCATGATATATTACCTCCTTTTAAACTCAAATATATTATAAATATATCATATCACCCTTATAATATACGACTATATATATTTTAGAGTATAAAAAAGAATACCAGTAGGAGTTAAACTCCTACTGGCGATTGATAGTATTTACTATCCATGAATTCAATCATATCCGTAAATGCAGCTTTGGCTCTAAGATCAAAGTTATTGACATTGATATATCCTGTACGATCTTTGATCATGATATTATCAGTCTCATCAATAACAAAAGATACTTCACCAATATCTGCTACATAAAAATTGTCTCTATTGACATAGTATTTCCATCCAGTAAACTCAGAACGGAAAGAGGTTTTATCTTTCCTTAGTTTACTAGTAATTAATGTATAATAACCTTGTAGTATCATAGTAAAACTCCCCAATCATATATTAATGAATAAGTATTATTCTTTTGTTGCCCACTAGTATATTATTTATATTTAGAGTATACTATCCCTTCAGGTTTAAGACCTTTAGTTAGAACTACATCTAGAATAGTCATTAGTGTATCATGGATAAACGTATTAGTATTAGACTCCATCATAAATAGAATGTCATTATCTAATCTATAGTCATGGATTTCTAATGATAACTCCTTTAATATTGCCTTTTCTTTAGATATATCGAATAGCATACTAGATTCATAAGTAATATCATCTTTAGTTTGATCGCATTCAATATATAAAGTGTCTTTAGATATTATGACTGCAACTTTACCAAATAGGTATTGCTTATACGTATTGACTACTGATGCGGATATATTATTTTCCATTAGAAGCCTCTCTAAATTTAATTGTCGGATCATATCCAAAGTTTAGTTGACAGTCTTCGAATAACTCTAATACTTCAGCGATTGATTCAGGATCTTTTCTAGCTAGCTTAGTAACTTCCTTAATGGGGAAGATCTTATCATTGGGATCATAATCTTTAATATTAATGAATGCAAAGGTTATTGTATCATCTTTAACTATAAATCTACCCTTAGCGGAATAGTAATCATCACTATGGACACACTCTACAGTAGCAGTAGAATCTTGCATAGCAACCATTGTAATCGTACCAAATAATAGATTGTGTACAGATTCTTGTAGTTCGTTAAAGTTAATCTTCATAACTAAACTCCTTGTCATTAATAGCATTTACACCAAAAGCTTGATGTAATCCTCTAAGATAGAGAATCAACTCATACATATATCTCTCATCAGTTGATTGATATATCAATAAAGATATTTCTCCATCTTCGGATACATCAGATGGTTTTGTTTTACTAAAGAAAATTCCTTTAAAGTCAACACCATTATCAGTTAGCTTATAACTGATCTCAGCTTTGTTATTAATATTATTTTCTTCAGTGTATATACATTTAACCCAGCCATTATCTCTCATGGTAGATACGCTTACATTACCAAATAGAATACATACGTCATCTATCATATACTGTAGTACTTCTTCGTGTGTCATTATTTACCTTCTCTGTTTTTAATATACTCTAATACCTCATGAATTGTATGATCTACTGAATCTATACGGAATATAGTATCAGTCTCATCATCATCGATATATTCAGTCTTAACATACATAGCAAATTCCATTGTATGTATTGTACCATCTGTACTTAATCTATATTCAGCTATCTCTAATATAGTATCACTAAGTTTATCTCCACATACTATACGACATCCACCATCGTATTCCTGTATATCTACTGAACCAAATAGAAGTCCATCATTAACTAACTCATCTATATAATCAGTATACACTATTACTTCTCCTCCATATTGATTATCTTAATCTTCTTATTATAACCATATAGCTTATTACCTTCTCTGAATATATCTAGTACTCTATTTATACGTATATATTCAGTTCTAGCTGAATAATATGTACTTTCAACAGGATACTCTGGATCAGTGGTATCATACTCATTAATCTCTATATTAGCTAAGACAATACTAGCCATTTCTTTATTAACTATTAGTCTTCCGGTTACATCTATACCAGTATCATTATATTTACATTCTACAACTATAGTTGGTAAGAATTCCTCTATAGTTACATCTCCAAATATAATATTATAAAAATTATCTGGCATACCATCTAAGCTAATCATTATCAGATTCCTCCATGGATATGTCTAAGTTTTTAGTTAGAATATATGTAGTATGAATATATTCTAATATATTAGCTATATTCTCTTCTATAGCCATAAGATTCAATACATAGCCAGAGTCTAATCTAGTTACGTTAAAATATACCTTTCTAAGCTTACCATTACGGAAGTATAAGTTTAAAGTATATCTATACCCATCCTTGAATATAGCGGAAATAATACATAGAGAGTTATTATTCATAATACCACTGATAGATATATCACCGAATAAGAAATCGGAAAATTTATATAGTGTAGGCTCATAATACTCTCTTGGTAAATCAGATTTTAGTGTAAAATTAACAATCATATTCAATCCTCCTGAATAAAATACAATGGGTAAGAGAGTCTAAGCTCTCTTACCCTAAATTATTAACCATTATTGATTAAACTTGCATAGATTAAGAATTCCTCATTGAGTAACTCTTGTTGTGGTATAAATACCTTACCTGTATTCTCTTTGTTATCAAAATCAATGATTTGGAACTTAGAGGATACTATAGTGGCAAGCATAGAAATAAGAAGATTAGTAATCTTCTCATTACGATAGATGCTTGCTACAGATTCATATGTATTAGAAGAAGTAATCTTCATTAGCTCCTTCTTATTCATATTAACCCGTTTGATTACTTTAACAAACTTACCAGATAAGATTGCTTCCATTGTATATAAGCCGTTAGATGCTAATATACGTTTAGCTGCAATGATAAGTTTGATATAGTTGGTTAAATCAATAGATCCTAAAGAGGATGGATCTCCAAACCACTTATAGAATAGATAGCATACAAGCATCTTCTGATGTGGTACAATTGGGGACTTACGTCCTTTGGATAACTCTATTTTATAATAATCAATCTCTTCTTTAGTGAATGGACCAAATCGTTCTTCAATTTGCTTCATAGTATTTCTGAAGTTTACTTGATTATGAATCAATAAGGCTTCATTCTTCTTAGAGAGATGGCTTTCAAATTTATCGAATTCTGAATTGTCATCATCATCACCTTCATTACGATCAGATGATAGTTGATTGAATGCGAATTCATATTTAGCATTAACTACCTTATTGCGAATATTGTTTTTAATGGATACATAGATTAGATTCAGCAATGTACCATTATAGACAGCTTTCGGAATAACTTGAATGATAATACTAATGATCGTATCAAAGCTATGAGAGAACTTGTTACGGGAACGAATGAATTGTCTATCCCATGCACCAATATTCTTATTCATATCTTGAATGATACGGCTATTTGTTGTTTCAGATAACTTAGTATATAGATCCATATCAGGATGCATGTCTACAATAAGAATATCATAGAACTTCATTAGATACTCGTCTATATTTTGTATCTTCTTGATATAAGCATAGTGGATCAATAATGGAATTAAGATCAGTTGAAACATACTTACTTCCATTAATGCTTGAAGATGCTTATTAGAATACTGAAGAACGTTACCATCTTTCTTATTACGTTTAATATGGATGATAAAGTTATCTTCATTCAATGCTTTGACTTTACGTGCAAATGAGCTAAATAAGATATCACGTTTGATATCAGCCATAAATGCATTTAAGTCATAAACATCATGCTCATCTGTATCGATCAAGAACTTGATTCTTGCATAGATTGCAATCAATTCATGTTCAGGATCATAGAATTTCTCAAAATAATTCAAATAGTGTGTAAAGTGATCTACACGCTCTTCAGAAGAATAGCATTTCTTAATACTCAATACGAATGAGTTAAAGATAAGACTATCTTCTTGATTATCTGTAAGCATTTGAGATAGAGGAGCAATGATTTGCTTACCTCTAATAGTTTTTAATACTTTGTCTTCCTCTGTTGTTGGATACCAATCATCGATTGGTGGAATAACATCCTCTGGTCTAATAGACGTAGAGAACGTTCTCACTTCTGGAGTACGTATAGAGTACTCACGATCGTAGATTTCCCCTGATTCTTCGATATTACGTCGAACCGTTCTACTTGTTAATGCTTCTGTTAGTTGCATCTAACTTCCTCCTCAATACATAAAACGATCTGTATTCACCTATATAATATATAAGCCTATCTTCGTTTTGTAGTCCGAGTAGTCCTAATGTTAGATTGCTTCTTAATACCAGCACTCATTGTTGATGCAGTTGTCGTGTTCACTGTTCTAGCCTTCTTAATATTCTTAACAACTTTATTGGCGTTACCGCCAGATTTAACCCCACGTTTTTCTAATCGATGTTTCCATAATGGATCTCTAGCTTTAGCATCTTGCTCTGCTTCATAACGGAGCTGTGCTTTAGTGTTAGAATCTATTACTAATTTGAAGAAATCTTTAGCATTTCTAATAGCTAAATTAGAATCTTCATAATAATGCTTCTCTAGAAAGCCATGTTGACGTATATATAGGAACCCAAAGTATAGGATTTTAGCGAAATTCACTATACCATAGGGGTTCCGTTCTTTAGGCTTAGTTTTAAGCACCTCAGAGGGCACTTTTTCTAAAAGTTCTTCTACTAAGATACCATGTTGATTATATACATAAGCAAATGTAAATGTAAATGCTGGATCATTAGAGAAGAATTGAACTGTATATCCCTTAAGAGAACTTGAATGACTATCAGTCATATTCTTAGGGGAGAATTTAAATACAACTTCATATGTAAAGTTAGGTACTATCTCAGATGGTACTCTAAGTAGAATGAAATATGAAGTTCCGTTAGTGTAAAAGTTATGATCAATCTTACCATTAACTCTTAACATGACTTTATCAAACTTATTCTTATAAGCTTGAGCAAGATATTGCGAGCCAGTTACATTACCTTTACCCGCAGGAGATTTACCATATTCGTCTAGAGTCAGTTCTAGTTTTGCCATCCAAACTCTCCTTAATGAGGTTCTTACCAGGATAGGGAATCAATCCCTACCCTAGTAAGCTTGCTCTGGACAATTAATCTATATAGATATTGTGTGCTGGTGATTGGCAAAGGAATTGCTTGGTTGTGACGAGCATACCAACCACATTGGCAACAATGTCTAACACAGTTATATCTGATTTAATAGAGGATAATACTAGACCATCGGCTTTACCTGTACGTAAGTTAATAGGTGTTTTAGTTTCGATAGTAGTCTTGATCATAGCCTTAACTTCATCAGACGCTTCGCTATATGAGGAAGGAACTTCACCTAATGAAGAACCATAAAGTTTTGCAAGTAAATCTAAGTATGCATTATATACTACACTAATGATACCACTATTAGGATTTCTATAAAGTCTATGGAATACATTGAATGCTTGGATATTAGCACCCCAGCCATAGCCATATTCAGCAGCAGACATACAATTCAATACAGCATCTTCTGCAGCATCAAAACGATTGTCACGTTCTTCTGGAGTAGAACCACCAATATATAAGTCAACCATATTAGCTTTCATGCTATGGATACGACGACGTAAGTTACCAATATCATTTAGGTTCTTACCATCTTGTTTAGCTTGAGCTAATTGCATTTCTAAGTTATTGATGATAGATTTATAGAAGTCAGAGAATTCAGTAGTACCTTCTTTGTACATAAGTTTTGGATTGATAATCTTAGTCTTATTATAACCAGCGACTACTGCATCTGCAGTACCACACCAATCAACAATAGTTTCAACTGTTGGAGCATCACCATTCTCTTGGTCTTTTTCTTGTTGCTCTAGGTTGATATACTTACGAATAGTACGTGCTTCACATAGGTTAGCTAAATCCATAAGTACTTCTGGTTTACGGATATCACTTACTAGACAGAATGGAATATGGAAGTTATTAGCTTTAGCATTCATCATTGTCTTAACTAATGGATCCATAATAGCTGCAATATCACTAGACACTTTAGGACACATGATAACTGTTGGAGTTAATTCACGACGATCTTTTAAAGGTTCCATGATATTATGGTAGATGATGGAAGAGAAGAAGTTAATCATTTCTGGAGTATCAATAGGAGACTCGAAGAAATAGATTTTAGGAGCATTGATTTCTGCTGTAGATTCTGCTTCATTAGTAACGAATACTTTATCAGCATAACCAGAGTCAATAGTCATACCATCAAAGATCTTAATATAGTCTTGGTTATCCATAGAACGTTTAACGTCAATGTATACATCAGTACCATTTTCCATATAGATGCCAGAGATCAATTCAGCCATCTCTTCATTATTGTTTGTAGAGATTAGAGCAATCTTATGGATATCTTCATATGTCTTAATTTCTCGAGTTTCAGATAAGATCTCTTCAGTTACTCGTTTAACTAAGTCATTAAGTTCACGCTCTAATTCAGCTGGAGGTAAATGCCAGTCATAGATTTTAGAGTTATCTAAGTTTGGCTCACATTTAGTAGCTAAACGTTTATAGATAAGCTGGGATAATAAGATAGCAGATGTAGTACCATCACCAACGTTCTTAACTACATGGGAAGTTAAGTCTTCTAATACTTCACGGATACTCATTTCTAAAGTACCATTGAAGTAGATATTCTTCAAGATAGTATGACCATCTTTAGTAAATTTAGGAAGAATGTCATCTTTCTTGATTTGAGTAGCGGAACCATATGGTCCAAAAGAAGTTACTAGTGAGTTGGCAATAATTTCCAATACTGCCATGGTTTGGTCATGTAAAGTTTTTTGCTCTACAATATTAGAATAGATTTTCATTACAATTACCTCTCAATTTTACCTAATTCATCATAAGGTTCGACTACATAGAATAAGTTATCTGGAAATAGGTCAAAGTACTTAGCTTGGACTATATACTTACTCATAGTGTAGTCATAATCTGTATTGATAGCATTACGTAAAGTAAAGATGTGCTTACCTTTAACTTTAGGTGAATACTGATGTAGTTTATTTAGGTCTTCGATATAGATAGCATCATAAGAATCTATTGGAATCTCACGTCTATGATATATCCTAAGATCATTCTGTATAGGAAGAGTCATAGTGCGTAATGTAGTCTCTTGATGAATATTATCTACAGCTATTGATATATTGAAGCTCTTGCCCTCGATGGCTATAATATTATAGAAGAGTTTGAATAGATCAGTTTCATATGCATTTAGATATATCATATCTCCATATGTATTGATTATCTCTTCTAGTAAGTCATCAGCAGAGTCATTATATTCTTTCTTTAATAAGGCAGTTAAAGGATTTGACTCTAAACGTTCTTGGAATATATAGATCATATCTAATTGAGATAAATCTAATATTCCATCTATAAAGTATTTAGAACCTCTAAAGCCATATTTAAGTACATCATATATTGATAAGTCAGTGTTGAACAAGCTTCCATATTCAAATACAGGAGCTATTGTTTTGCCTTCCATATGAGTATCCTTACAAAAAAATTAGGAGATAGAGAAAACTCCCTATCTCCTATAATATTACATGTCATCTAAAGATGCACGCTTAAACTCAGAATTAGAATTAGAAGATCCAGAGCCAAAGCTAGAGCTAGTACCAGCATTAGAGTTTACCCCCAATTTCTCAGCGATTGCTTCGATGGATGCATTCATATTGCTATTTACATACTGTGCAGTTTCATGTACAGAGTATGCCGTAGCATTTGTCATAGATCTTGCATATTCTTCTAATACAAGAACGAAGTCTTCAAGATCCATGTTTTTATATGTATCGAAGTCTTTATCCCCGTCAAATGTAGCTTTATCAAAGTTATGAACGGAGAAGTGTAAGTCATTACGGCAGATGAATAAGATTTCTTCTTCTAATGCAGAGAGATCTTTATTCAATTTACGAATACAGATAACTGGTTGCTCTAAGTTAAAGTCAGAGCCATCAGATACTGTAATGAAAGTATTGGCACCAGTAGTGATACCAACGGAAGTTAATTCACCATTTAAGAAACGACGAATTTCTTTAGCCAAGATACGTGCTTTAGTATGTTTTAAGTATGCACTTACTTCACGATCACGATCCGGCATAGGGTAGTCTTGACCAGATACCATTTTCAATGGAGCAATACCAATTTTCAAAGTACCTTGCCAGAATACGAATCCAATAGAAGAGCCACCATAGTTGCTAACATCTTTGGAGTTTGTCATTCTATAGTTAGAATATACATTGATAGTTTTCTTTTGATTAGAATTACCATTACGGTTGAATAAGCCTTGTCCAAGAGCCATTTCTGTTACCTCCTAAAAAGATAAGATAATTAATTTAATCTATTGTAGGGTGTTTAGTAATATCCTACAATCAAGATTATAATATATCCTTGTAATAGGGTATATATAGAATCATATATTATTAATGTGATATGATATAGTTTATTTAATATACAGGAGGAATATATCATGCTAACTCAATCTATCTTAAAAGCAATCTTAGGTACATCTACTAATACAATTGAAATTACAAAGGCTCCTAATTGGGGATTTGCAATTCAATCAATTGGTACTACAGAAAGCGGTATGTGCCAATATCAAACTTGGGAAACACACCAGGTTGATCTATATGTAGATAAAGATGGTAATATCATAGATGGTGATTATGGTATTGAGACTATTAGTCAACCAACTTGTGAAGAATTAGAGTCGTCTTATCAATATGAATTCAATTCTAAAGATTTCAACTATTGCCTAGAAAGAAATCATACTAATTCTAAAGATAAGAAGGAGTTAAATCAATTCCTACAAGAATTACTTACTACTCTAGATTATATGAATATTCATGATAAGATTAGTTTTGACTACTCATTCTATAAAGATGAAGTATCTAATCTTAACTTAAAGATGGCTGTTACTCCTCTATAAAAGAAAAGTCCTCTAGGAGAATCAATCTTCTAGAGGATATTTATTTTTTCTATGTTACTTGTAATAGGGTATAATTGAGATCATATATTATTAATGTGATATGATATAGTTTATATTGTTTAAGCCTAAAGGCAGAAGGGAGTCATATCATGAATTTAGTAGAAGCGTTAAAACTTATTGCTCCAAAGTTAGAAGGTAACATGAAAGTTACCAAAACAGATTATTCTTCTTATAGCGTTAAGTGTTATGGGGAAGGTAAAGGAGATTATATGGTTTTAAATGCTACTGTAGAAGGTAACATTAGTGAAACTGATTTTGATATCTTTGATTTAAAAGTATCGGTCAATGGTATCAAAGAAGAATTATCCTCTGAAGAAGTATTAGATATCTTCTGTAATGGTTCAGTAGATCCATCTGGAGTAGAGACATTAGAAGTTGGTCATTCAATGATCTTTGAATTATTCTAAAAGAAAATCCCCTAGGAGAATCAATCTCCTAGGGGTATTTATTTTTTTTCTTATCTACGACGTAGTTCCATATCAGGATAGTTGATATAGATACGATTATAGTCTCTTCTTAGAGTTTCACGCTTAGCTAACTCTTCTCTTAACTTAGTATATTTAGCTTGGAGAATAGAATACTTAGCTCTTAGTTTTTCATCTAAATCTTCTTCAGATAAAACACCATCGATAATAGATAAACGAGTATTGATGGAATGTAGCAACAACAATGCATCATTCTCTTCATCAATATTACGTAGACGAATCTGGTATTCATAAAGATCATTCTCATAATCTTTGATAGCACTATATTTGAAAGAATTCGTTGTGTCCCTATATTGTTTACGAGCCCAATCGACTGGACCAGCTTCTAATAGAGAATTGTCATCGATTCGGGATAGTGCTGTAATAACACGTTCGATCTCACGTTTAACTAGACGAATAGCTGTATAAGAGATAGCTTTACGTAAGCCTTTGATTGTAATGATGCGGTTAGATAATACATCATTGTATACAGATAAGCACCATGCAATGATTGTAGATGTATCTCTAGGACCACTTACTAGATAGTTGATATATCCAGAGTCTTTTAATTTTTTGATTGCAAATTCAAGATCCATGCCAAATCCACAGCCGATTAAGAAGTCATCAGCAATCAATAGGTCATGATCTTTATACATAACAGAAGTGATCTTCCAAAGTAGATCTTTGAAACCAAATGCTAGCAATGCAGCATAGTTTACAGTATTAGCTCTACGAATAACACTATTAGTCTTATCTAAGTACATATCGATCTCTGCTTTAGCAATATCGATAGGAGAAGATGTATTAACTAATGCACCGATATCATGTAGAATCAATGCTAAGATCTCTCTATTAGTTAGATTTACAACTGGATTGAATAGCTTGAAGTCAATCTCTAAATAGTATTTACTTACTTTAGCTTTAGAATCATCACTATTGTATTCAAATGCATCATTCAAAAGAATATCATAGATATCATTATCTTTAATTACTGGCATTACACAAATACCGAAGAATGGAGTATCAGTATTCTTAGAAAGCAATACAGTATTACAAGTACTCCCAGTAAAGAAAGAGTTAAGCTCATGATTCAACCGTCTTAGAAGATCTGGGTCTTGATTTGTACGAAGTTGCTCAATAATCTCTAAGCAATCGCCGAAATCATAATTGTTCATACTAGAACTCCCTTCTTGAAAGTAAAGGAAATAGCCTAGAGCCTATTAAGGCCCTAGGCTAAAATCCTAATTAGTTAAATTATGGTTTTACATATTCAGTTTTTTCTGGAGCAGTGATGTCTTTCTTAGCATCATTTACTTTAGTGTAAGCAGATGCGTTAGGGTAACCACCAGCTGTACCAGTAGCTGTCATAGTATCAGGAATGAATGTAGTGTAATCATTCATCAAGTTACGGCCAATTGGGTCAAGGTTTTCATAACGAGTACGGAGACCTGTTGGGTTGATGATTTTTACACGACCTTGTACTGGTTGGTAACCTACCAATTTGAAACGTTCGAACGCATGTACTGCAGGCAATGCAGGGTTTTGAGCGTTACGGATTTCATTGGATAAGTACAATTGGTAATCATAGATGCAATAGATAATGCGATCAGAATTACGAGGGTTTAACAAGATGATCAAGTTTTGGTTATTACGTAGTTTATCAGAGCTTACGAAGTTGTAAACACGTTTGTCGGAAGTTACAACTGTACGAGTGAAGTCTAATTCTACAGGACCAATGGAACTTGGAGCTTGGTAAGTGTAAGTAGTTGGTGTGATTTTGCGAATGATCGCAGGGTTACCAATTACAGAGATTGTGATGTTAGGGTCATTCAATACTTGGATCATATATTGAGCGTAGTTGTCCAAAGCATCCATGAATGTTTTGTGACGGTATTCTACTTGATCCAATGCATAACCTTCTGGTGGAGCGAAGTCAAATACTTCAGCTAATTTGTTAGCTTCTGGCATACGTAAGAAGGATTCATCCAATTCAGCATGAATTTTGTCATCTTTGAAGTTACCAAGAGCTGTTTTGAACAAGGAAAGGATATTAGTCAATTGATCTTCATTATAAAGAGCTTGAATATCTTTTACTTCTTCAGGGCTGATTGTAGTATTGATTGGGTAAGCATCAGGAATTTCAACGATGTTAGTTTGGGAATCCCATTTAACGCTTACAGTGTTGTGCATAGCGGATGTAGTTTCGCGACGTACAGACAATACAACTTCAGTTACTGCAGGATCGGAGCAGTATAACATGAATTGGTTGTTTTTGAAGAAACCAGCCAAATGACCAGCGATAGTTTTAGGAGTACCAGCAGTAGCTTCAACAGTAGCGGAGAAAGATGTCATCATTTGACGATCGATTTCGCCATAGCCTGGTTCGAAGCGACATTCTTGAATAGGTACTGCAACTTTGATTGGTGTACCAGCAGTGATTTCAGCAGCAGTTACAGGTTCAACAGCATCATTAGTAGCGTTTGGTTTCATGTAACCAGCTTTAGGTACTGCAGTTGTAACGATATGAGTTACTGCGGATTCAATAGAGAAGTTATCGATATTTTGTACTAGACCTTGAGCACCGAATACTGCTTTACGGATTTTGTCTTGAGCAGCAGTATCAGTTGGAGCCAATGGAAGAGTTACAATCAAGTTATGAGTTGGAGCTGTCGCAAGAATAGCACCAAACATTTCACTTTGTTGAGTGAACATATCGATTTCACGACCATCTGGAGTAACCATTTTACGGATTTTCATGGTCAATGTGAATTTAGGTGTTTTAGCAACTGCTTTGTTGATAGCACCTTTGTCGAATACGTTGTTCATCAAAAGGTTTTTGTGCAATGGGAATACTAAGCCCATAACTGGGTTGTATGCACCAAGAGTTGCACTTTCCAATAATTTGGAACGGTCATTTTCATATTGAGCTTCCATCATAGCCATATGATCATTGTAACCTTCAGGGTTACCAAGGGCTTGGAATTCTTCAATATCAGCAGAGCCTTCCATGAAGAAGTCTTTCAAAGTATTATTGGATTCAGGAGACATCATTACACGGCTCATTTCTGTATAGAATTCAGAGCCTGTCTCTTGACGGATGTTTTCTGCCATTTCACGAATAGCAGACGCATATTGACGAGTACTGGAAGTGTTATAGCCACGGCCAAATACCACGTTGTCTTGTTTAGATTCACCTACAACTGGCATAATCTTTCTCCTTTCGAGATCGTAAATTTTGTATTTTGATTATATTAGGTATCTATAGGGACACCAAAATATTTACTATATTGTTATACTGCACAAGAGTATACAGTTTACTTTTTAATAGGCTCTTTAGGTGTTAAAGTTCCCATTAGTTCATTGATTCTATCTAAAACCCATAAGCAATAATAGAAGTCAGACTTATTCTCAATATAAGACTTAGTATTGAATGTCTTATTAATATAATGAGAGATCATATCAGACAACTTATCTAGGGTCTTGGATACTCTAGTAATAACTTGCATATTATCAGATGTCTTCTTTACATAATCTACTTTCTCTTTGAAAGCTAAAGTGAGATTATATAATTCAACGAATCTATCTTTTAGTTCTTTAGTACGGATAGCTTTCTGTTCATCAGATAAGTCAGCGAAGATTTCATTCTCTAGTCCTTTGATGTCATCTGGATTACCAGAGCCACCAGATCCCATATCTCCACCATCACCTGCATCAGGGGTATCATCTCCACCATCGGAGTCTCCACCATCATCACCTAAGTCGTCAGGTTCCATATCACCATCATCACCACCAGCATCTGGAGAATCATCACCACCTAAATCATCAGGCTCATCGGTGTCATCACCATCACCTAAATCATCAGGTTCATCTGTATCATCACCAGCATCTAAATCATCTTCAGAATCCATATCAGGTTCTTCAGGAGAATCATCTCCACCTAAATCATCTGGCTCATCATCTCCACCATCATCTAAAGGATCACCTTCACCTGTATCATCACCTTCATCATCGGCATCCATATCAGGTTCTTCAGGAGCTTCTTCATCATCGTCACCTGGTTCATCATCAGCAGGGTCATCACCCCCACTTAGATCATCAGGTTCATCATCAGTACCATCTCCATCTGCATCAGGATCACCTGCACCTAAATCTTCAGGAGCATCATCGGCATTATCATCTGTATCAGATTGAAGAGGATCTCCACCATCCCCTGCAGGAGGCGGAGTATCTTCTTCTTTTTTATCTTCTTTCTTTTTCTTTTTATCATCATCAGCTTCCATATAAATGGCTTGCTCTTTCAATTCTGCTAAGAAATCATTAAGACTCATTATATATCTCCTTATTAATCATCGTCCTTATTTTTACTAGGTAAGGCTTCACCATGTTTAAATGCCATATTATACATGAGTCTAGCTTTTTGACTTTCAAGTTTCTTCTTAATCTTAAGAAGTTCTCTTTGTTTTTCTAAGTTACCATCATCTTCAGCTTTCTTTAGATAACGGTTAGTCATTTCTAATTCCAAATCAATTTCATCTAATACTTTACGACGCTCTTTAGATTGAGCATCCATAGACATACCTAGATAGCCTAGGATTACAACTACGGAGATAGCTGGGTTAATAAAGTATGCTACACCAGAAGTGATAGCTAATTTAACAATACGACTAGCTTTAGGCAATATAGTACCAGCAATAACAGCTTCTCTATTTTCAGACTCTAAGTCTTTAGTATTGATTAGTCCTTTGAGTTGGTCCATTTGAGCATCAAATTGACGGCTAGCATTAGATAAGTCAGCAGACAATTCACCCATTTTAGATTTAACCTTTTCAGATGCCATAGCAATAGTATTAGCAATATTCATTTCTTTCAAAGTCATTGGGAACTTAGCAAAGTCATGGATATTATTAAGACATGCTTCTTTAATCTTAGTATCAATGATAGCTTCATCCAGAGAAAGTTCCGCATCGGAATCGTCAGATGCAGCGTTAAGTTTACCTAAGTTATCTTTAATACAATCAATACGCATATAGTCATCCATAGTCTTATACTTATTACGGCGAGCATTATGTAGTTCACCTCTAAGGATGTTTTTATATTGACCTTTATTGAGTAAAGAATCATCCATTGTAGCTACCTTGGTGATATCATCAATATCTTCCAAAGAATAACGAGAGATAGATTCTCTAATAAGAGAGATAGCATCTTTGCTATTGATAGACTCTAAGCTTTCAATAAGCATATCTAGCTTAGCTGGGAGAGTCTCAATTTCTATTTCAAAAGATTCTTTAATAGAACCAACTAAAGAGTTCATTTGATCAATGACATCTTTATCAATCTTATTAGAGTACTTATTATAAGTATTCAATAGGCTCTTAATCAATAGTGGTTTATCTTTACCAGTATAAGTAGAAAGGAAAGTACTATTGAAGTCTACTAACTTCTTAAAGAATGGTGTAGTATCTTTATTGATAATATTTAAAGTATCAATAACATCACTAACATGATTGATATAGTTTTTACCACCAAGAGCAATAAGCATTTCACTTAGAGTTCTTTCAAATTCAGATAAAGTTGGAACGAATTTGAATTTGGCTAAGAAGGCATCTACTTTACCACCAACTAAATCAATCACTTCTTCTGGGTCTTCATCTGCACGATCAATCTTAGTTACAATTTTAGAGATATCAGAAGAGTTAAATGGATTATAGTTAGACATATCAGTCAATGTACTTTCAAGTGCATTGACAAATTTCATCTTCTCAGAAGAGTTAGTTAAGAAATAATCTGCAATAGCTTCCACTACAGGAACTGTATCATGTGGACATGCATTCTTAGTTAGTACAAAGAGATAGTTTTCAGTAGCAATCTTGAATTTATTAATATCTACCATATCGTAAGTATCAATAAGCTTACATATAGTAACAGCTTCTTTGATTGCATCTTCTTTCTTGATTACATTTTCAATTACAATTTTATCAAAGTCAAAACGTTTACTAATCTTATCATAGTTTCTAATGATACGATCATAGGTTACATTTTCACATGCTGCTTGATAAATCATATTTAACGTTTCTTGTTGAGCTTGTTGTCCTTGGTTGGAGTTACCACTACCAGGGATATTGGATGCTACAGTGGCACCAGTTTTCTTAAGATTATCTTGAACTTTATCAACTGTCTTACTGATAGCATTCTTAACTCTGTTTTTATGAAGTGCCATCTTACGTTGAATGAAGTTCTTGAACTGTGATGCATCACGCACTTTACTTATGGACTCTAATACCTTCTGGCGATGTTGGTTGACTACTACTGGATCATTATCATTATATAATTCCAATAATAAGTCTACGGATTTCATGATCGCAGTGTCGATATTAGAATCTAGCTCTAATATGTGTTTAAATACCGTTTCAGCTTGTACCATATTATGGTTCTCTGATACGATATTATAGAGCCCGGCATATTTATCCGAGGTCTCTCGTATCTTATTTAGTTCGAGTTGCCGTTTTCTAATATTCGTAATCATTTTTACGCATTTCTCCTTTTACCAAGACTTATTGTTTATTATTAATAAGTTCAGATAATAAACATTGTATTCAGCTAAAACTGGGGTCAATTAACATAAATGTAATACTAAATTATTTAATCTTGGAGGGACAAATGAATATTCCATTTATTATACATGAAGCTCCAATGACGGTTGGTGAATCTCGACTCGTTGAAAGTATCAACAACAAGCCTGTTGCTGAAGGTATCCTTCAGGATGGTGATGTAATTAATCGTAACCGCCGTTGTTATGCAACATCTGATCTTAAAGCTCAAATTGCATGTGAGCGTACACAAGAACTTATCCGTACTGGTAATATGAAAGGTGAACAAGGTCACCCTATGAGTGACAAAGTTGAACGCCAATCTACAATTGATCCTAGTATGGTAGTAGTTAAATATCTTGATATTAAAGTTGAAGGTAACTTAGTTCTTGGTCGTTATACTGGTACAAATAACCAAGCAGGTCGTGACTTCAATGAAGATCTTTTAGATGGCGAAAAACCAAGCTTCAGTCTTCGTGCATTAGGTGCATTGGAAAACGTTGGCGGTAAGAACTATGTAAAAAATTTAAAAGTTATTACTTGGGACCGTGTAATCTATCCTTCCCATAAACGTGCATACACTACAGGTCTAATTAAAGAATCTGCTAGTATGGAAGACAACAATGAAGTTGTAGTTCAAGAAGGTTATGAAGGTCGTATTATCCCAATCAATAACCCTGCAGTGATTAGCTATATCCAATCTGAGTCTGCAAATGTAGACTTAATCTCTGATGTAATGGAATTCCATAAACGTGGTATGACTGTATTGGAGAATGGTAACGTTCGTCTATTTGATGACACTGGTGCATCTTTGATTATGTCTCCTGAAAAATACATCAAAGACGAAATCATGGAATGGGCTAAAAAGCAATACTAAGAAAAAAAATAAAACAACCCAAGGAGTCTAAGCTCCTTGGGTGATTTTTATTACTAATTTGGAATTACCATATTCCATATACTCAATCGTATACTGTTTATCATTCAATAGACGTTCCCCTAAGTCGTTTAGGTTTTGACTATTATGATACATACGATTTATACATACTGGAATCTTATAGTAGTTCTTGAGTCTATCGACATAGACGATTTCAATATCATTACTATTAAACTCTTTGAACTTCTTACCAATCATATGCTCTAATTTACTCATAGCAATAACTGCTGGGTTCTTAAATGCATAAGTCACATCGGATAATCCCACTAATCGCTCTTCATATACTTCTGGTATTACTACTAAACCAAGAGATCTAATGAATTGGATATTATCTAGAATCCATTGACAAGATTGCTTTACACATTGTCTTTCAATCTCTTCTCTATACCCATTATTGAATTTGATATACCGATAATCAATAAGTTGATCTACATGAGTCAACTCATGAATGATAATCTCTAACGCTAGATTTCTAATTTGATCAGTATCTATAAATTTATAAGCTTCTACTGTATCAGCAAATGCTTCTAAGCTTACATAAATACACCCATATGGTGTAGTCCTAGCGATATTGGTTTTCTTATCTAAATAACCAGATACGAAGTTTAATCTTGTATATGGATCTAAGGCATTTACCTTACCATTAAATGCACTATGTACAAAAGTTATAGTTTGTTGAGCTAATTCAATTATGTCAAATCTGTTCATATCTTTCCTCCTCAACATAATAATATATCAATAAAATGTACTTTTTAAATAAGGAGTCCTAACTTATGTTTAATAGAATGACAGAAGTTGTAAATAAAATAGAGAGACGTCTAGGTACAGCTCCTTTGAACTTACCTGAGGCTCTCCAAAAAGAGCATTGGGTAGATAAGGTTATTAAACCTGACACATTGACTACATTTAGTCGTTTCTTCCCTCATATGATTAAAGTCCAACTAAAGCCTGAAGATAAGAAAGATGGTTACTATCTCTTAGATAGAGAAGTACCAGATAATTATGAGATCTTAGGTGTTAAAGATATCCTTTGGAGTGATGTAGATAATGAACGTGCTGGTCTACAACAATACTCCGGTTATGGTATCTATAACGTACTAGCTAGATCTATGGATATGGATAGCATCATGCTAGCTCAATGCTATGCTGATACTAGCTCTTTGTTTAATAGTGGTATCTACTTAGATTTCATTCCACCTAACATGGTTAAACTTGAAATGGCATTAGGCGGTAATACTGATAACCTATTGGCTAATGTAACTATAGGGGTATTTGTTAAGCATCCAGAAAACTTGATGACTATTGAACCAACTAAGATGGAGACATTTGAGCAATTAGCTCAAGCAGATGTAGCTACATTCTTATATGAATATCTTAAACACTATGATGGCATTGAGACTGTATATGCTAATATCGACTTAAAGTTATCTTCTTTAGAATCTCAAGCACAACGTAGAACTGAGATTGTAGAATTCATGAGAGATAACTATGTTAACCCTGCAAATACTAACCAACCAATCATGTATACAGTATAAAAAAAATAAATAGGAGAAGGAGTTTCAAACTCCTTCTCTATTCTTTATCTTCCTCTATAGGGTTTTAATACAAATAAACTATTAAGAAGCATATCTTCATAATCTTTATTAGTTATTTGATAATCTATCTTAATCGATCCATCTGGATTGATTCTATATGAAGTATAACTAATATTAGATTGTCTTATTAATTCTCTAACTCTTTTAATATCCATATTAAGACCTCATCATATTCTGTCTATTACTACCGAGTAATGGAGTCATAGCCATATATCTAGCCATTGCACCAGCATGTAATAAAGGATTATAAGTCATAAGGAATCTTCTAAATCCTTTAAGACGAGATATTGGTACATCATATACTAGTTCATTATTAAATCTAAATCTTATTGCTTCAGTTAATAACCCAGACTGTTCATCAACCAATACAAATGGAATCAGATCTATTGTATTACCAAATCTATCATTAAGATGCTGGTACTTAACTTGAAGACTATTACATCTAATATCCAATAGATCTCCTTTATCAGAATAAGTTCTCTTGAAAGGAGTTCTTGGATTCTCAGGATCACAGATTTTTATCGATTCTTCTAATACATTGAAGAGATCATCATAATTATCCCAATCAATATATACGCAGGTCTGTTCACCTTTAGGTGATAACTTCATTCTATATCTATACTTAACATTGGTAGTTAGACTACCAGAGTTTACTATATATTCAGTATGAAAGTTTTCTCTAACATCATTACCTAGTCTCTTAAGTATACCATTAAACGTTACCTCCATTTTTAATGTCAACTTATAATTCAGTTCGAATATCACTTCGACTACTTTATTATAATTCTCAAAGTTAGCCAAACTATACACCTCTTTCTATATTAGGTTGTCCAGTTTATCCTAAAAAAATAAAACCCCTAGGAGAATGAACTCCTAGGGGAAATATCTTATCTCTTCTTAGCACTGCTGATCAAATGATGATCTAGATCAATCTTATTTAAATCAGCATAGATGTCAGCATAATACTTAACATCATTAACCACCGTAGATAAACGTACTACGATATCTTTCTCGCGTCCTTGATGACGGATCAATTCATATTTAAGTCGTTTGTTTGGATCGCATTCAGGATTGAATTTCATAATGAAGTTATTGAATGCTGCTACTGCATTCGGGTCGCTCATTTTGAAGTTCAATACACGAACGGAACGGATAATTGTATCCGCATTAGATTCCTTAATTTTGTTAAAGGAATCGTAATCTACATAGTTACCTAAGATGTGTTCATTTTGTGGGAATACCACTTTGATCTTAGGCTCACCTTGCTCTGGAACCGACGTAACTACTTTAGCTACTTCCTCCTGAATTGCAGGTTGGTTGATCATTTGACTGAAGTTTACTGCAATACTAGCATCTTTATTCTCTAATGGTTGTTGGATCGCATCAACTGCATCAATGATTTCTACATATTGTGCACCGATTTCTTCAACTGGAGGTAGATCATTATGCTTAACAGAATCTTCAAGTATACTAGAAGTGTCTTTCGTAGTACTTAAAGTAGTTTTAGTTTCACCTTTACTACCTACCATGTGTTGACCGATTAATGCACCAATTTCTTTTGCTAAAAAGTTTTCCATAATATGTTTCTCCTTTATCTAAATATCACTATGGAATATAAATAAATAGGTGATAGATCTTGATGATCTATCACCGTTATAATATATCATTATTTTATACTTTACTAGTATTTAGAATAATAGAATCTTTATACTTTCTAAATAACTGGTTATTGAATACCTTGATTCTAACTTTCTTATCATTACCAGTAATATAGTCTAAATGACAAACTAGTTTACCCTCACGGTATACTAAGTCTCTAGTACAAATAAAGCTAGATCTAATATCACGTGGATAGTTAGTATATATACTTATCTCACTATTATAGTTCTCTTCAGATAAGCAGAGTATCTTATTATCTGTACCCTCCATATGATTTACAATATGCTCAGTTTGTACACCATAGAGTTTCATGATTCTATAATACTGTCTAGTTCTAATCTTCTTATTTCGCATATTGTACCTCATCGTGTTGCTTAGCAGATTTAATCATATCATAATATGGACTTCTTAAAAGTCTACTATCTATATTACGAAGAAAGTATTTAAATAGACATTCTTCATTTCTTCTGATTATATCTAAAGCATTACCCTTCATCTGTTTCCGTGTATTCATCACTAGTACCTCTTAAAGATCTTATCTTTAAACGAATATCGTTCTTAAAATCTTCTGGTAAGATTCTTACCAAATATCTAATAAAACAATCATAGTCTCGTTTAAACAATTTCTTCTTTTGTCTTGGACGATTGTTCATCTTTATTGCTTCCTTGAACTACATCTACCTTATTAAAGGTTACATTTAGAGCTACAGTTATAATATCTTTAAACATAAACCATTGACTATAGTATTGCATATATGGATAACTATATCTATCCACTATAGGATTGATTGCCATCATAAATACTCTATCTACAAAAGTCATCTTTGCTGAAATACTATCAATATATTCATTTACTCTATTAATAAATAGATTGTTTAAGATAATTACATCTTTCTTAAATGCTGTTCGTTTAAACATACGTTGAGCTCTTATACGTTGGCGATATCTACCATTCTTTTTATAAAGTCCGCTCTTAAATTGCACATTTATTTCGTGTACGCCCATTTGTCAAACTCCAATAAATCATCTTCATCTATCAGATTATTTATAATTAACTTATTCATAAGTTGTTCGTTCATTGTTTCTATTCTTTTTAGAGTTCTGATTGCCATAACTTTGTCTGCTTTAGCTTTATTTCTTGGTCTAGTATTCATTAGTTTTCTCCTTCGACTACTACTAATTGTGTAGAATTATTACTGAGATGATCAAGACTATTATACATCTCAGCAATCTTATTATAGAATTCAATAAATGATTTTCTATGACATTTTTCTTTAGGCTTATAAGAAACAAATCTCAAAAGATCTGCACTGGTTAGATTAGCCATAAGATTCTTATTAAGCTCATTAATTCTATCAATAAAGGTCTCATTTATAGTCATACCTTTATTGGTAATAAGACTATTGACGTATAAGTCATATGCTTTAATAAGATTCTTATACCTACCATTCTTCTTATACAAGCAAGTATCTTTCGTAAATAATTCTTTAATCTCCATCTTTATATCCATCCTTACTGTAGTCTATTACAGAATACCCAGCATCATACTGTTTCTTAACAGACTCTCTAATCTTAAATAACTCATTAGACTTCTCTTGTAGCATATTAAGACTAATCTTAATTTCTCTACACTCAGTCGCATATTTGCTAAAGATAGGTTTCTTAGCATTATAGAATCTAGATATAGATCTAAATCCATCATCTACTACTTCAATACATTCCGTGTTAGGATTACGAGTTCGACCTAAAGTTTGTTTAGCTAATATCTCTGACTTAAATGGTTCAGCTAATATGATAGTAGCTTTTAAATCTCTGATGTCCAATGCGGCACCAGCTGATTTAGTTGTGGAAAGTATAATAGTCTTCTGTAACTGCTCATACTTAATCTCTTTAGGAATAGCAGATGTATAGACACCAATATCATTTCTAAATTCAGGGTAGTTATCCTCAATCCAGGATTTAACGATGTCTATAGCAGATATTGTACCAATGTATACAAGTACTTTACCACCAATTCTCATGATCTTATCCATAACTATATACATCATATCATAGAATTGATTATTACAAACAATATAGTTCGTATAAGCATTTCTATTCAATCCATATACGTTATTAGAGCATTCCCGCATATCTTGTGGAGTTGGTCTACTATTAAATCTTAATGCTAGATATGAAGTGTGTGGATCAGAATCTTCATCGAATAAGTTTATATCAGGAACGTTCTTGAAATAAAGCTTATATATGAAGTTTTCTGTTTCATCAGATCTACCAGGTGTTGCAGTAAGATATAGTGTCTTCTTAGTATTAGTATAGAAGTCAATCATACAAATATTATCAAAGTTTAGATGTGCTTCATCATATACTTTCAAGAATACTTGTAATTTGATAAATAACTCAGTAATCTTATCCCATCCATTATTAGACCCAAAGTTCTGTAATGTAGAATGAGTAACTAAGAATACTTTATATTTAGATACATCAGTTACACCATTTAGTATCTTATGTATACCAATAGAGCCATTGATTACTAATACCTCTCTAGATGGGTCTAGATCAGTATATTCACCAACACAGTTTCTCCATTGGTCTAACCAACCTGTAGTAGATGCAATAACTATAGTTCTTGCTCTCCAATACATTAGAGACGCTATAGTTACGTATGTCTTACCTTTACCGGTTGGTAAGTTTATAGATAGTTGACTATTATTCTGATTAGAATAATATTGACCTTTACCTAGAATGAAATGAAGTGCTTCTTGTTGTACTTCATCTCTAGGTAAATACCTAATCTTAATTGGGGGAGTTTCGAAATATGGATCGCTATTATATTCTTTAACTGGTTCTTCATCGCCAAAGAATCTCTTAACGAAATATAAGTCTAATCCCCTAGGAAGATATAAGAGTCTATTGACTTCATCGTATACCATTCCCTTATAGCTTTTAGTAAAAGTAATTCTATCAAATATAGTAAAATAAGACTCCAGTCTAGGAGCATCTCCTAGACTGTAATCTGTAATCACTATAGATGAATTACGTAAGATTATTTTACTCATCTTCTTCACTCATACTAGTATCTTTTATATACTCATTGATAAGTCGGATTATATTATGTGTATAATTACGTGCATTTCTTATAGTGATGAATATATTATAGTCATCATCGAAGATGGTATATATACCAAAATGACCATCATTAAGTATACGGTCTAGACATTTTTCTAACTTAGTAAGATCGGTCACGAAATTAACTAGTGTATAGGATTTATCGATCTTGATGGGTTTATATCCACTAATAAAAATAGTATTGAATAAATAACAAGTATGATAATCCTTAGTTACAAATGGCTCATCATTTGTAATATTAATAGTATATGTAAACTCGTTAGGACCAATTATTCCTTTATCTAATTTATAGATATGAGTTTTCTTGATCTTAGTCTTTATTTTAGCAATCTCATCACATAATTTTTTGTGCTCGATTACAATATCCATTACTTGCTCATTCATATTAAATCTCCTCATTTACTAATGCATCAGTAAGCTTACGTTCATTTCGGATATCCTTATTAGTTAAGCTTGGTTGATTCATAAATAATTGTGGTTGCTCTTGGAAGAAGTAGTCAATAGTAGATGGTGCTGTCTTATTATAAGACGATGGATTCTTCAAAATACTAGCCAAGTTTTGGAAGTCCAATGTCTTAGTAATAGACGGATTTTCATATAATGCTTTACTTAATGGAAGTAATACGTAAGGTTCATTTACGTTATTCCAATTAGGTTTAGCAAAGATATCATGTGCACTTCTAATTTGATTAGACAGAATAGTCTCAGTATGAGTAGCAGTCTTAGACATACCACCACTTAATAATGATCTCATAAACTCTTGAGCTAATTCATCTTTAGTAAACGATGTAGTTACAGCCGCTTTATCTAAGATATCCTTAATTCGGTTCAATGTTTTAGAGAACTCATTGTTTACAATTGGTGTATAGAAGATGGTTTGATCATCTTCTTTAGTTAGTAGACTAACTGGGATATTAATCTCACCCTCATCGGTTTGATAACGTTTCATATTAGTTAATCTAACTAAAGCATCAGATAAGTAGAATTTATCAATCTTATCTATCTCTACTGGATACTCTTCTTTATGATCAACAATGGAGAACTTGTTTACATAATCATTATAATCAAGAACGCCATCAGTTGTCTCATCGATATCATCTTCATTATCTTTAAAGATCTCATCTACATGGAATCTTAGATAGATATCAGCATAGTTTCGATCTTCGATAAGAGAGATTGTCTCTGCAGACTTAATAAAGTTTTCAACAAACTTAACTGGTAATTCAATATCTGGGATATCAGTAACTAGTACATGTTTAGCTGATAATTGTAGCTGAGTTGTACTAGCTGTAATATCTTCAGATGGATATTTACCAACATCAATATCTTCATTGATGAAGTATAGATCACCATAACAATATCTACAAATACCATTTCCCTCAGAGTGGGATTGACAAGTCATAGGACTTCTAGTGTAGATAGTTTTACCAACTAGGAAAGTATCAGATTCTTTAATAGGACCTCTATCGAAGTCTTTAACTTGATCGAATCTATAATACTTACCAACTAGTAAGCTAAGTTCTTTTGTATCTCTAATATCATATTTAATGAAATTACGAGAAGTACACTTGTAGTTTGGATCTGGATGCAACCGTGTACCTTGGTTGTTTAGACCAATCTTACGAGCCATTGCACCAGAAGAACCTACATTGATTTTTGAAATGATTTGAGCTGTACGACCAGCTGAGGATTCAATAAAGTAATCCATCAAATCAGTCACACCACCATTAATATAGCTATTGGCGATGATATGTGGGAATACAGTACCATTACCATCTGGTTTAGTACCAATGGAGATTGCGTACTCTTTAAGCTGACGAATATTAATACTTTCATTAGCTCTAAATGCATTAGTATAAATATGATCATATCCTAAGATGTCTTTAGACTTCAATACATAATCACGTACTTTACCAATACATTCCATACCATAATCATTTGCCTTTTGTAAATCTACTTTAGACATATCTGGATGGAATAGATTATAATACTCAGGGATTGCATTCATCATCAATATATCATCTTGTAAGTTAATACTGTTTACGAATAGATCAGCAAACTCATCAACTTTAGCAATGTAATACAATGCATCTGCAATCATATTATTCTTAGTCAAGAAATCAATATCCTCTACATGCTCTTCAATGAAGAACTTATCGATATAATTCTTGATTGTCTTAGCAGTAATCTCTCTTTTAAAGAAAATATGTTTAGGTTCAATTCTACAATCACTCTTAATAATAAGAGACCATAGAATGAGATTGATCCAATAGTCATGCATAGTTAATCCAACTTGATGACCATCGATAATTAAATTGATCTTAGCCTTAGATAGGCTAGGATCATCAATGCCATCTCTTAATATACAATGCACTGCCTCGAAATGGTTAGACCAATTCTCTTTCTTAATTAGTTCATTTACATCTAAATTCATTACTCCTTTGCTTTTAATGAAATCTGTATAGATCCAATAGTTTTCATAGTTATTGATATTATCAAACATGAGAACCTCCTCCTGGATAATTAATCTAACTATATTATTCTACTACTATAATATATACTCATATGTAAAATTCATTGTAACAAATAAAACCGGTATAGGATCGTTAAGACCCTATACCGTGAGGTTTTATTATTTTTTTGGAGTTGGTAAATGTTTAGAAGTCTTAGCAGTTTTGATATACTCAACTTGAGATTTACGAGCTACACGAACTGCTTGGTTATTGTATTTTTGAACGATCTTTTTAATCAAAGCGCGTTCGATAACACGGTTTTTAACCAATTTTGTCCAGAGTGGATCTTTCTTTTGTTTAGCGATTTGGAATGCAGCCATTTTTACACGGCGAGCCAAGTCGTCATTTTTACTTAAGCGAACCAAAGTCTTTTTGTTCAATACGGATTTTTCAACCAATAATTGAGCTTCTTCGGATTCTGCGAATGCGATACGTTCTTCTTGAGGTAATTTAGAAGCCTCAGCATAGATCATTGCCTCTAAAAGGGCATTTGGATTTTCAAGCTCTTCACCAAGAACAGCTTGTCGGTCGTTTTCATTGAAAAACATGTTTTCGTCCTCCTTGGAGATTTGTGTTTATTTAAATATATTTAAAAACGAAAATTACGTTTTATTAACTTAATGTTATCAATATAACCGTATATTAGTAAATAAAAGTGCCTAGGACATCAAGTTAGGAGGAATATAATTATGTTTAACTATGAAACTATAGACCAAATTAAGGCTATATCTCTTTATAGAGAGCAAGCTAAAAAGAATTTGATGATTAACTTCCCTACACTAACCGAGGGTGAAGTAGATACAGCTTTAGATATCATTCTATCTAAAGCATATACTGAAAGACAATGTAAGTTACACAATAACTATACAGAAGAGGTTGCTGAGACTACAGTAGCTGATATTACAAACTATATCCATAATAAGACTCCAATCATGGTAGCTAATGGATGTTTATTCAAACAATATACAGAAGAGCTAACTCCAATGTATAAGTTGATTACTTCATTTACTGATAACCGTTCTAAGTTTAAGAAAGAGATGTTTAAATATGAGAAAGGTTCAGAGAAGTTCAATAAGTACAATATGCTTCAAATGTTAGCTAAACGTGATAATAATGCCTTATACGGTGTAATTGGTAACTATAGCAGTGCATTGTATAATCTATACGTTGCAACTGGTATTACTAGAACTGGTCGTGCTTTGATTAGTCATGCTATTACGTTCTTTGAAAGCTTCTTTACAAATAACGTAAAGTTCCATTCTATTGATGAAGCGATTACATTCATTAATAGAGTTGATTCTGAGAAATCTATATATCCATCTAGTCTAGTATTAGATGAGAACGTAGCAGTTGAAGATGTATTCTATAAGATTATGGATACATTTGATAGAGATTACTTTGATGATGAAGTAATCAATAAGGCTATGAATATTATTTGGAGTCTATTGATCAACTTATCTCAAGAGACTTTGAATAAACTATTCTATAAGAATAACTCTTTACAGTTCTGTGATAATAAGTATATGAGAGATTATATAGTATTGACATTATCCAAATTAGATGAAGCATTTGTAGATCCTAACCATCCACCAGAAATTATTAAGGATAACTTAGACCACATGTTTGATGTAATGAGTGAATGGTGTTATATGAGATATATTGTAGTAGATAAGATTGATCGTTCTGCTACAATGAAACGTGACATTAGTATCATTACAGATACAGACTCTACTATGCCATGCTTCAATGGATGGTATACATTCGTTCTTAAAGATGTCTTAGGTCCAACTGATAAGAGTAATATTAAACTTATGAATCTTCCTGAAGTAGAACCTATAATGGAAGAGGATAGAGTTTATAATTTCTCAACTGGTGAGATTGAAACTAAGATGATTAATGTAGCCACTTCTAGCAATAAAGAACCACTACGTTTTAGTATCATCAATATCCTATCATACATTGTAGGTAGATTATTACGTGAGCACTTTGACTTGGTTGCAGAGAATTATAATACTAAGTCGGAGTATAAAGAATGTCTAATTGCAATGAAGAATGAGTTCTTATTTGGTAGAGCTTTATTAACTGGCGGTAAGAAAAACTATGCATCTAAACAAGAACTTCAAGAGGGTAACTTAGTTCCACCATCTAAGATGCTTGACGTTAAGGGGCTACCTATAAATAAGTCTACATTGAAAGAAAAGACTCGTAATTCTCTAAAAGATATTCTATTCAAGAAGATTCTTAACATAGAGAATGTAGATCAAATGGATGTATTACAATCTCTAGCTAGAGTAGAGTATGATATTAGAAAGTCTATTGAATCTGGTGAGAAAGAATATTATAAACCAGCTCAAATTAAGTCTTATACTAACTATGATAATCCAATGCGTATCCAAGGCATCAAGGGTGCATTGGTTTATAATGCATTAAGAGATGAGGGTACAGAGGCTATAGATTTAACTATTCGTAATGCTATCGATATCGTTAAGGTTACAATCAATAATGCAACTATATTACCTTTAATGGATTCTAATCCAGAGTTATATGAAAGAATTAGAAAGTTCTTAGATGATAATCAAACTGACTATAAGGGTGAGATTACTAGTATTTCAATTCCAATAGATGCAGAAGTTCCTAAATGGGTATTGAAGTTCGTTGACTATAATGACATCATTAATGACAACTTGAAAAACTTCCCATTAGAATCTATTGGTATTACTAAGTTTGAAAAAGATAAAGTAAACTATACCAATGTGATTAAGTTCTAAGATATATCCCCTATAGAGTTGAACTCTATAGGGGAATTCTTTTATTAAAATTTCACTTGACTAAGTTTAGTCTCTGGCATAGTTAAAGTCATAGCAAATATTGCTTGTATAGATTCTTTAGATGTAGATACAACTGGAGTACCACCGAGATTAATAAAGTGAATATTAGTCTCTAATTGCTTTCTGAGCTCGGCATTTGCCTCGTCAGTATATACCCCCTTGATAGTCACCATATCGCCGTCATAGTCACCACCTATGCTATCCAGATACCCATTACAGATGTTCATAGTATCGATAAATGAACTAGATGTATCTTTTCCAATATCTTCTTTTCTAATTTTTGGATAATGTGTGTAAGTTACACCATTGATAGTAACTTCTTCAGTTTCAATAGTAGAAGATAGTCTAATCTTAGTTGCAAACTCATTATAGAATGTATCTATAGGATAACGAGTGATAAGAATCATCTTATCTTTAATAGCTTCTTCGCAAGCTAGATAGATTACATCACACCAAGTTAATGGTCTAACATTTTTAATCATATCATCATCTGGAGTCTTACCAAATGTATCACCAAAGCTCATCATGAATTCTTCCATTTTGGTTCCATTCAATGAGGCTTTAAATGTGACTGGTCTAAATCTATCAGAGTAACCATGAATGAATCGATCTAGTTCTTTCTTTAAGACTTCATCAGAGAATTGTAGCTGATAGTCTTCTACTCTTACATATATCAATTTACCTTTATCATATGCAGGGTATTTAGTATCACCAATAAACTCATTCTCGAAGAATCTTCTCATATGGAAGATAACAAATGGGAAGAAGTTAGCTGCTGCAGATGTCATAGGTAATACAGAGTAATCTAAGTCAGCTCTAATATCTTCCATATTCTCTACATCCAACTTAGGAGCAGATAATACTAGACGAGTAGCATAGTCAGTAGTCTTAGATAAGTTAGCTCTTCTAATTACACCAAACTTACCAGGTAGACCACCATTAGGATTACTATCAGTACCAGTACCGAACCATTTATAGATTTCCATTAATCCCTCTTGGAGTCTACCATCAACGGATTTACTAATACTAAATCCATATTCAGTAGAGTCTCCAATAGCAGATGCTGATACCATCACATTGATGTATAGTTTATTAATATCACCAACGGATATCTTACCACCATCTACTTTAATATCTCTAAAGAATGGTGGGATTACAATAAGCTTATCTGTAAAGAAAAGCTTTCTATTAGCATTCAAGAACTTAATATATCTCTCACGCTTAACAGAATCAGTTTCTCTAAACTTAATCTTATCTAAGTTCTTTCTTAAGAAATCAATACCATTATCCCCGTTAGGATCTTCTACAATAGCACCAGATTTGTCTACAGTATAAGTACCAATACCATGGATAACAGATTTAATCTTGGAGTCTACTTTACTCCAGATTCTATATACTAATGGCTGTAAGAATTTCTTCTTTAAGCTAATATATGCAAAAGTAGATGCTCTAGATTCTTTAGTAATACCAAAGATAGTATTGGATAATAATCCATCTTGTGTAGGATTACTAGATGCATCAAAGATAACTGGGTTAGTTATTTCAACTAAGTTATTCTTCTTGACAAAATCATCTACGTCAAGAAGAGATACTTGGAGATTATCTTGTCTAATTTGGTCTTTTAGAATTGCCATCTTATACCTCCTTATAAATTATTTATATGTGGAACAAAAACCGAGTTAGTGCATTTATCGCACTAACTCGATTGTGTTGATTATCGCATAGTTACAATAATTTTACATGGATCATTAAAATCTCTTTTAAGATCTACAACTATAGGATGACTCATACCATTATTGCTATTAACTGTAATAGTATTCTTATACTCTTCAACTAAAGAATCGAATAGTTTAGCATCAGTTGTATAGATGATAAATTCAATATAATTATCATAGATGATATGATCAATCTTTGAATTTAATAATCCATGACCTTTCAATATACTATATAATAGACTAGATTCGCCAAAGTAGTCTACTATCTGTTTTCTCGTTTGTTCGTAGTCTCCATTGCCGAATTTACAAAAAAATTCGACTATATCCATTTATATAATCCCCTTTAAAAACTTATTAAACCATACCTTCGAGGGCATCTTCGAAGCGAGCAATATCTTCCCTTGTCATAGAGGCTATACTTTGACTCTTAGCGCTAGGACCATCAGGCGTTCCAGTTATACCGCCTTGAGGATGACCTCTATAGGCTGCTTGAATATACTTATTCTTTTGCATTTCGCCTTCTATATTCTTTTCTTTTTCAGCAGCAGCATCGGCAGCTTCTCTACGATCCCGAATGAATTTATATAGAAGCATCAAATCTCCAATAGGCATATTTAATGCTTCCATTATAGATAATCTACCACGGTACTCGTAGCATATATTGTCAACTAATTGCATTAGTCGAGCATGTGAATCAACCGATGCCGTGTAAAAACAAGTTCTTGGGCATTCATTGGAATAGCCTCAATTTCTGCACCACATTTAGGACATGTAGCAGAAGGTACTTGGTAAGAGATATTAATATTCTTATTATTATCTTCTAAGTATTTAGTAATTGCAGATTGCAATTCTTTAAAGTCGTAGCCAGATAATTTAGAAAGGATTTTATAGATACCTTGGATACGATATTTGTAAGTCTTAACGATATCGTTAGGTGCATGATTGAATTGGATAGGCACCAATTCTTCATTGTCCTCATCGATAGTATATACCGTGGAGATACAGTGGGAGATATTAATAATACCAGCGTATTTCTCACGGAAGCTTTCGTTCAATAGACGTTCTTCAAACATGGAGTTGTAAATCTTAGGAATTACAATACCAAATGCATAGTCACTATTAGCTACATAGATTTCTTCTTCAAACGTTGGAGGCATAGAAGGATCTTTAGCAATGATTCTGTTAAAGGTCTCTTTATCTGCATCAGTTTCGAATTTAACCATATCAATAATAGGACGTTTTTCAGTGTAGAAGTGTTTACACTTAGGGCAGCTGAATGGAATGATATTGGAGTTACTGAAGTTAGCATTATATAATGCAAAGAATAAATGGTTCAAATCTTGATAGTTCAATAATTTTAACCATGCTTCCATTTCCATAGTACGGCATTCTGGAGCTAAGTGTTTATATAGAGTACTGAATACTGTACGAGCACGAGCAATATCATTTGGAGCATCAGTGTAAGGATTGATCTCATCCATTTCAATAGCAGATAATGGAGTCATTGAAATAGATACACCAGTAGCGAATAAACCCCATTCGAAGTATTGTTTTTGAACTGGTTTAGAAAGTACTTTAGTAAATGCTACAGGACGTTTACGTACTTTGAATTTACTAATGTCAGGTTTACGTTCACCTACTTCTTCCAATTGTTGACGAAGTACACGAGCAAACTCTTCCATATTACGTTGCTGAATCTTTTCTTCTTTAATACGTTCAGCTCTTTCTAGATCGTCATCTAGACCAAGGTCATCAGTTAGTTCATCATACTCAATTTCAAGTAATTCAACATCTTCATCTTCAGATGGTTCTACTACTTCCACTTTAGGAGTAACGATATCTACTTTATCTTCTACAGGAATAGATGGTGTTGAACCAGTGAAGGAGTTAGCATGGTTAGCTGCTTCAGCTGCAGCTTCATATGCTTCAAATTCACGTTCAATTTCATCATCTGGAGCAACTGTATCAATAGTTGTAGCACCACGTACTTCTTCATCAGTCATAACTGCTTCTTTTTCATTACGACGAATAGCTTCAACTTCTTCATCAGAAAGCTCAGGGTTTAATTCTAATTCAGGGTCGTATTTAGATACAACTTGTGGATTCTCTTCACCCATAGCTTTAAGATCTTCATATTCTTGACGCATTTCATGGATTTCACGTAATGCAGGTTTAAAGCGACGTTCAATTGCATCAGCAATACCAGCTTCTAATTCTTTTGTAATTTCATCTTGAGCTTCTTTAGTTTTATCTACAGTACCAGAAGGGACTAAAGTACTTAGATCTGCAGATTGTAAAGACTCTGCATTAAAATCAGGTACAGCTGGTGGTTGTTTAGGTGCAACTGGAACAGGATCTGGTACTGCTTGAATTGGTTCTTCTTCTACAACAGCAGGTTCTTCTACTGGTGTAACTTCTTTGGAAGCTTTTTCTTCTTCCAATTTCTCTTTCATGAGGTCTGCTAGTTTTACATTTTCAGACATGGTTCCTCCTAAATATCATCATTCTTCATCATTTCTAAAGTTAGTTTATCACGATCATAGAAGTATCTAAATTGATATTGGTTAACTTCCATATCAATGATCATTACATTCTCCCCGTTAGGAGCAAAATGTACATCGACATTTACAGCTACTGTATTATCAAGATAATCCTTTATTTGATCTTTAATAGCCTGAGTGAGTTCCATAACTCGATCAGACTGCATATATCTATATTTACTTATTAATCCTAAACCCATTCTAGGTGAATGAGTAATAGTACCAGGCTCTAATAGCATTAGTCGCATGATTAGCATACCAACTGCATTAAAGTTCTTATATGTTAATGGAGTTTTATAACTGTCAGTACTTAAAGTATGCTCCCTAAGTAATGTAGGGGTTTCTTTAGTCTTGGCAGTAGAAAATGTAATATCATCAGCCACGATAAATTCTCCTTTCAGATTGTTAGTATATTACTACTTAGTTCCAGGGTTTAAAATATACACAAATGGGTAATTTTAACATAGCATTAAATTGATATACACTCATAAGGAGGATACAATGGCAACTGAACGAAGAATAGCTTGTCCATTATGTAAACGTAAAGATTTTAAAGACAAGTTAATCAGACACATAGAAAAAGATCATGAAGAACTTATTGGAGATATCTCTGCAGAGCAGTTCTTATATGATAAAACACATCCAGGATCTGGTAAATGTATCGTATGTGGTAATAAGACAGACTGGAATGAAAAGACTGGTAAATACCATAGACTTTGCTCTAATCCTAGATGTAAAGAGGAACTTAGATCTAAGTTTAAAAAGAATATGATTAGAGTACATGGTAAAGTATCTCTACTAGATGATGCTAGTCATCAAGCTAAGATGCTTTCAAATAGACGCATCTCTGGAGTATATAAGTTTAGTGATGGTACTCCATTCACTTATACTGGTACATATGAAAAGAATACTATTGAGTTCATGGATACTGTCTTACACTGTAGCTCTAAAGATATCTTAATGCCAGGACCAGTAATTGAATATACTGATAAATATGGCGAAAAACGTCAATGGATTACTGATATTTACTACGTTCCTTACAATTTAATCATTGAAGTTAAAGATGGTGGAAGTAATCCTAACAATAGATCTATGGTAGACTATAGAGATAAACAAATCTCTAAAGAGAATGCATTGATACAGTTAGGTCAATATAACTATCTAAGATTAGTTGATAACCAATTTGTACAACTATTAGAGACTCTAGCTTTACTAAAAGATCAAGAGATTAATGAAGTAGATCCTGATAATAATAAGATAATCCGTATAAATGAATAGTCCTATAATGATAAATGGAATGATATATTATAGCTATGAATATAAGACATTCTATTTATAAAGGAGAATTGTAATGGGAAATAATATACTACTAGACTTATTGAATAAGATTCATTCATATGATGAATCTGAGTATGTTGATAAGACTAAAGAATTTTTAAATGAAAATAACCTAACTCAAACTAAAGATAGAATTCCATTAACTGAATCTAATCACTATAAGTTATATAGATTAGACTCAGCAGATGGAGTAGCAGACTGGGTTACTGTCAATATCGATGGTAAATACTATTCTGTAAATCTATATGATGAAGTATCTGAATCTTCTATTATAGAATCTGATTCTGAAGGTGCTATGATTAGAGAGTTTATGCATAACTATAATCAAGGTAAGCGTGCATGTATTCTAGTAATCAATGAAAACTATACCGCTATAAATACTAAAACAGATTTGGCTATTAAACCATTAACTGAGTCTGTAGAAGAAATCGAAATAGGTAATTTAGTACCAGAAAGTAAATTAGATAGATTAGATGAGTTATCTGAGTTCAGATGTGTAAATGTAGAAGATAACCATACAATATATGATCTATTTACTATTGTTGAAGAGTTTAAAGATGAAATAGATTCTTTAAAATCTCTAAGTGAAAGATTAAAGACTGACGAAGAATTTAGCAAAGCATATAAAGAAAAATACATAGAATATGCTGTAGAAAATGGTATAGATTATGGTGCCAATGTTCTAAAGCAAATGTATAGACTGTTTCTTGAAGAAACTCAATGCTGATTGGAGGATATGATGCCAAGACGTAAGCATATAGGTGATATATGGAAAGTACCATATACCTATGATGATAAGCCAGGTAAGTATAAATGGAGACCTATAGTTATTATAGGTCTCCGTAAAGAAGATAATATCGTTATTGGTCTTAAGTGTTCAACTAAAGGCGATGATGATAAATTACTAGATAAATCTAGATCTGTAGTTGATGATGCAGATGATGCATCTAATCAAAATGAATATAAATATGCATATGAACTAATTGATCCACCTAGTGGAATGGATGAATCTAATAGAGTTCTATGTAATAAGCTGATAGAAGTCAAAAACTTCAATAGAAACTTCAAATATATTGGAACTTTAAAGAATAAGTTAGATATTAAGAATATTCAATTTATGTACGATGACGCTGACCATAATAATGATATTATTAAAGTTAGACGTGAATCTTTTTTTGTTAATGAATCAGCAGTATACGATGATGGTGGTATAGTTCTTAGTAATATGGAAGAATTTGAAGGAGATACTGATAAAGGTAAATATATCTTTGCAGTAGATGCATCAAATATCGAGTATATTAAGAGCATCTTACCTGATAGCTATCCTGATAATATTAAATATATCAATCTAGATAAGATAATAAGCTATCTATTCTATAATGTATGGGTAGATATTACTGATGAAGATGATATTACAGATAAAATGACTGATGAATACTTTGCTAGAGTTTATCCTAACGTAGACCGTGAAGATATATTCCCTAAAACAAATACGGAAGATCTAAATCTTAATATGACTATTGAAGAAGTATATATCGAAATGACTAAGATACTTAGATTCTTCATGTATAACCTTAGAGGAGAAAATAGAACTATCTTTATCTTGGATAAATCTTTATATGTATATTTAGCAGATCAATATCCTAACTTAGTTAATTATGCTACAATGTATTTTGGTTCTATGGCTATAGCATTATATAAGACATATAGTAAAGAGATTCCTCAAGAGTATGATATCATTAGACGATTATCTGACTTAAAAGAATATGCTACAAGAGAGCATATGAGTATTGGAGCTGTTGGTGGTATTATTGGTACCATGGATGGTAATATGATGGTACAATACGGAATGCATCCAAATTCCTTTACTGGAGAGAAAGATGGATTAGGTATTGTAGAAGATAAGAAGAAGACTAAGCTACGAGTTAAAGAAGATAATGAGAAAACTGAAATCGTAGATAAAGAACCATTCTTACAAGACAAATTCTATATGTCTTATCGTCATAAGAAAGATAGAGTTACTTGGGAAAATGCAGTTAACTTATATGAAGAAGTAACTGGTAAAGTTATGCTATCTAAAGACCAGTTAGCATATGATGATGACTTTGAAGAAGTTAATCTTGATAAAGAGAATAAACTTCCACTTCTAAATGCTATCTATACATTAGAATCTGAAGTATATGATGATTCTCTACCTATAGTGGATATGATGGATCTACAAGTTGCTAAACTTAAGCTTAGAGAATTCCCTGAGGGTACTGCTATCATGGAAGACTCTAAAGGATACTTTGCTATTGATTACGCTACAGGTATTAGAACTAAACCATATAATAGTATCTTAGAGATTGAAGCTCCAGCTTTTGTTAAAGCTAAAGAGATGCTTACTCAAGATGATGATACTCAAAGTACTAATAATAAGAAAGCCAGAGAGATTAATGCCTCTGGGTTATATAAGGTACTTGATGACAAATACTCTTCTGAAGAGCAGTTAATGGATGACTGGAATGATTACAATAGTCTATCTTCTGATATGAAACGTCATAGTGATGATATGTCTATTGAGATTTATGGAAAATCTAATGTAGATAGATTCAAAGAATTACGTAATAAATATCTTAACTCTGAGATACCATATAATGATTTAGCATTATCTGAATCAGCATTACGTCTATCTGATTTAGATAGAGCTAGAGATTATGGTATTGAACTACGTGGTAAGAAGAGAGAGATTGAATATCTTAAAGATTGGTCTTTAAACTCTGGTATCTATATCATTCTACCATGTGATACTGAAGAAGAATTGAATGCTCAATGGAATAACTTACAATCTATGGATATCTCATTAATTCGTATATCTGATGCTAGACTAATGGAAGTGTTTGGATGTAATAATGAGACTATGTATAACTTCCTAAAGAGTGTATTTACTAATAATGGATTTGATGACTTCTATTATATTCCTATGATAGAGAGTGTATATACATTTGATCCACTTAAAGTGGTAGAATTACCATTAGACAGTCCATTCTTTATCCCACATGAGATTGAGGTATTTAAACGTAATAGTACTTTCGGTAGTATTCCTGAAAGATGGAAAGCTAAAGCAGATCAATGGATTAGAGATTATAAGAAAATCTATGAAGGTAAATCTTATGATAAGAGAGTTATATCTGAATGGGTTCAAACAGTACGAGAATTATCTTATAGATATAAACAAAACCCTACTGATGAACTTAAGCAAGCTCTATTAGAGTTTGGTTGGAGTCCTTATATGGAATTCAATGATTCTAATAGAGTTAAAGCTCATAATAGATCTAATACCTTATGTCATAGAAGTATGACTAGACGCCTACTTAATGAAAAGGGTATTGGATTTGAATTCAACCGTAAGGGCGATCTATTCATCAATAACTTCTTAAAGAAAAAAGATTACCAATCTCAATATATGGAAGCTCATAGACTTCTAGTCGAGTATGATAAGTCTAATAATATCGATGGTATGAAATATGAATTAGCTAAACTATACTTTTTAGCAACTAAGATTCAAGAAGATCTTATTGTATCTAAGAGAGATAAGACTAATACTAAGAAATTAACTGATATTAGAGCTAGAGTATTGAATGACTTCCATAAGTATATTAAAGTAGTACTTAAGAGTGATAAACATTTCAACTTCTCTAACTACTATCAACGTAGTGAGTTTAGTGATGACTCGATTGTTATCAAGTCTCCTACATTAAAGTATACTGGAAAGTATGCAAAAGATATTCTAAGAATGCTATAATATAATGAGTCCTACTTACTTGCTAAGTAGGACTCTTATAATATAATTTACTCATATATTATAGTCTTGACAGGAGGTGATTATAGTGAATATGTATAATGTCGGTCAAAAGCTTTGTAAGAAAGATATGTTCGGTCAGATAACTGAGATGTATCGAATAGTATCTTGTAAAGACAAAGACTTCTACAAAGTTACTCCCATAGTGGGGGATAAATTACTTATCAGTAAGTTTGATAATGATGAGTATATCGCACTCGAAGTTCATTGTAAGATGTTTTTCGAGATATGTACATTAAAGAATGGTGAGAAGGAGTTATGTATTAGTATATATAACCCATATGAAGCCATTAACTATCCAACGTATGCTAGTAGATTAAACTTCCAAGGACCTAGCTCTAAGAAGTTTGGTAAGCATATCTGTAAGTATGATTTCGATAGGGATAATAAAGCCTATAAGAGAGCATATGATCTACTAATGCATGATATTGATCACAAGGATTATGTATTTAGTGTAGACTTGTATTTGAATGATCCACTTAAGAATATTGTATCCTTTGTTAAGATGGACCAAAAGATTTGTGATACTTTTATTTCCATATGTGATAAGTATGAGTTAGAATATGATAGTATTGATCAAGCTATTAAGATTGGTCTACAAAATATTCTATTCATGTATTGGTTCCACTTTAACTTTAGTGTATACACTGTACTATTTGAAGTTAAAGAAGGTGCACAATTACGTCCAGGTGATTTGTTTACATTAGAAGCAATCATTAGAGAACGTATTGTGGACTATAAGATTGTAGAATACTACCATGATATTATCCTATCTAAAGCTAGAGGCAATTTCTTCTTTATCCAAGATAAGAATGATAGAACCTTTATAGTTAAGTTTGTCGGTATGGATGACCTTCCAGGGTTGCACGTATTCTAAATCAAAATATATCCATATATTATATTCGTGATTAGGAGTTAACTACACTTCTAACAGTAGAATAATTCTTTTATTTATAGGAGGTTTAGACATGTCAAACCAATTTATTAACCAACAACAAGATGGTGGTTTCCAAACTTTAGCTGAGGTATTGCAACGTGCATCTAATACACGTGACAATAAACCAGAAAAAACGGAAGCTACTAAGAAGTTTGAGTTGAAAATCACTCCAGAGAAGTTTGAAAGTGATTTCAACACAAAAACAATCTCTACTTCCGAGATCTGTGAAAAACTTACAGAACGTCTTGGTTCTGTATTCTCCGACTATGTAGGTTGTAAAGATATCATCTTTACTAATAGCCCACAAATCGGTATTAGCTTAGTATTCGAGTATAGTAACAGCAACAATGATCAAGATACTCGTATTAAAGCAGTAGAACGTTTTGGCTTAGATAACATCGGTGAAAACGCTACTACTAAAGAACTAGAAATGGTTTCCCGTTTCAATGGTATCTCTTCCATTAAAGCTGCAGCTCAAAATGGTAATATCACTGAAACTACAATGGGTATTCGTTTATCTAACGATGCTATCGAAATTCTTAAAGACATCGTGATTAACTTCATCGGTGGCGATAATAAGAACCATGATAACTTCCGTAAACAATGTATCAGCTATGGGTTGTCCAGTGATGGTATTAATAGCTGCATTATCGTAAATGGCGCTACAGTTGAATCCGTATTAGGTTTCATCTATGGTGATCAATATGACTATGCAGTAATCCCTGGTGCTCCTGTAAGCACTAACAACTACTTTGGTCGTCTATTGGAAGTAAAACAATTACATCCAGACGTAACTAAAAAGTTGCTTAAGAAATATGTAAGCCGTCAAGTAGTAAACGATGGTTTATATCGTCCTATCCGTTAATAAAAAATTAATCTGACTGGGGATTAACTTCCCCAGTCTATTTATTTTTTGGAGGCGAATAGAATGGAATTTAAATTCAATATCAATCCAGATGGTATCGATGAGGTATTTGATGAAAGAGGCAACTCTATTCTAAAGATCTCTGAGATGAGCTGGAATGATAGAGCTTATAAAATAGAACTACGTAAGTGGGTAGTTCAGTCTGATGGAAGTATGACTCCTAATAAAGGTTTCTCTTTCCTAACTGATCAAGGCCCACATGATTTGACGCATATCCTTTTAGAGAAAGGTTATGGAGATAATCAAAAAATTAAAGAAATCATGGAATCCCGGGGCGTTGATCTAAACGTTCCTATTAATGAGAAGGAAGTAAAGGAAGACTCTCAGGATTTCTATGATCCTGAGGCTCTATTGGGTGAATAAAATGTACGACTATAAACAGATCGATACTCTATATGATATCAAAAAGAAAATGTTGGCTTCTGGATACTGGGATGAGAACTATACTAAAGCGTTCCCAGATTTTCAGTTCTGCACTGAGGGTAGATATGTATGGCAAGAGAATAATGAATCAGAAGATGAAGTATTTATCTCTAATATAGAAACTATCTACACTACCGATAAGGACAAACTTGTAGAAATTCTAGGTTCAGTACACTACAAATTCTTAATGGATAACATTGGTCTATTCCATACTGTTTATAGAATCAGTCAGAACCTAGTAGTAACCTTAGTTTAAATAATTTACTTTTAGAATGATTCTTTCTTAACACACATACAATCGTTCTGATATTTTACACACGCAATGACTATAATAAATATCCCCATAGGAGTTGAACTCCTATGGGGTGTTTTCTTTTTTATTTTTTATTTGTACATTGCATGAACTTCTTGTTCATTCAAAGTAAAACCTAGAGCTTCAGATAGTACCAACATAGTTAGCATACATTCAGCAGTTTCTACAATCTTATCAGTATCAATAGTTTTAGATTCTGTTAAGTATACAGTATGGTTTTCATTAATTACACGTTTAGCTAGATGCTTAACCATACTTTCTAGAAGGTTCTTCTTAGAGGACTTTAGGTCATGGATTTTTCGTTTAGCGTTGATAATCATAGATTCCTTGATATCCTCAGCTACATCAGTATTAGCTGCTTTGATATTAGCCACTTTCTCTTTTACTTCATCAAGGATCTCTTTGATTTGTTGTTTATCTTCGACATTGGATGCAATGAAGTCTTCTACGTTATTAGCAACGTGGGATTGTACCATAGCACCAACGTCTTGGATTTCTTCTTTTTGTTGACCCATTTTGTCAATGAAGGAATCTTGATATTCAGGGTCTACATTAACATCAGCCAACTTAGTATCAGGATTAGTAAGCTTATCTTCATTAGCTTTAACTACATCATCTGTAGATTCTTTAACAGCTTTAGCAATGTCAGCTAAGAATAAAGACTTACGGTTAATAGTACGTAGAATATTTTCTACACCATTCTCTTTAATGAAGCCACGGATTACAGTATCACGGATTACATTAGTAGATTCCTTTTGGAGATCTGGAATCATACATTCGTTATAGATGTATTTGATGGCTTCAGTTAAGAAGTGCTCTTTAATTGCAGCCTTAGCATTGATACGAAGATTTTTAAATCTATTAGAACGAGCTAAAGCACTCTCAGTCATCACATCATTTACTTCAGGAATAATAGTCTTGGACTCGTTAAGTTGTTTCTCGAGAACGTCTTTCTCAGCTTGTTTTACCATCTTAAGAGTAGCAGACTCTCGAATTTGTTTTCTAGAAAAATGCATCTTTTCTATGCTCCCTTCATTAGAATAAAGAGGATGCAGCAGAGTCTGGTAGACTTTCAGTTACATCGTCAATTTTATATTTTTCTTTTTCATCTTGTTTTACATTTGCTTCAGCTTTATTAGTAGCTTCTTTAGCATCAACTGCTAGGAAGTCAGCAATCTTACGGAAACGATCTACATATTTACGTTGCTCGTTTGCCGTTTTAGGGTCACCAGCTGTCTCTAATCGTGCAGCATTTAAAGACAACATCGCAATTTGAGTTTCAAAGTACTCAGCTACACTTGCTCTACAATAGTAGAAGTAGTAGATCAATTCACGCATGATCGGAACGATAGTAAAGATAAGACCAATGCTTACACCAATGATAGCTAATACAGAAGTGCCAGCTAAGTTCTTAGCACTTACTTTGATTAGGTCATTCAATACTTTCTTAAGTTTACCACCTTTACAGAGGTTATTGAATTCTGCTAAAGTTTGTAATTGAAGAAGTTCTTTACTCTTAGCTACACCAACACGGTCTACAGATACTTCAATAGATTTAGTTCTAGGATCTACAATGAAGTCAATAGTAGAAGAGATGAGAAGAGATACAGAACTGATTACAGACAATGCTGTAGTATTATATAATACAACACCAAGGCTAGTATTAGTTAAGAAACTACGTTGGAATTCATTCTTTAATTCCACGAGGTTATTAATAGCTTCAGTGATAGTATTAATATAAGTAAGAGGTTGCTTGTATTCTTGATAGATTTGTTTCATATCAGTAATAGCTTCAGTAACCATATCGATATTATCGATTTTAAGGAAGTCACCTTTAGATTGTGGAATAGTACCAAAGTCTACATCAGTAACTTTAGCTTCAATCTTTTCATAGAGTCTATTAGTTATACCTAATAGGACTTCACGTTGTTCAGCTTCATTTACTACACCAACAGAGATGTATGTCTCTTTATCAGTAAGATCCATTAACTTGCTGGCTTCAACGAATTCTTTTAGTTTATAGCTTGCCATTCTTATTTACCCCCAGCTAATAATTGGATCATTTGTTTATAGTCCATTTTATCATCACGTTTTAAAGTTCTGAAAGTATAAGTTTCATACTCATCATCACCAGTGTCAAAGATGAATTTAGCGGACTCAGTGGAATCATCAACGATAACAATACCAACTAAGTTATAGTCATCCATCAACTTACGAGCTACACGGGAATCAGAGATATCAATATCTTCCATTTTACGAAGCATCTCTACATCATATGCAGACATCATCAATGTAGTAATTGCAGTTGCATCATTACGTGCAGACATGAAACGATTAAGTTTAGATGCAATAGCACGACGTTCTAATACTTTCCAAAGTTTAGAAGAAGAACCACGGTTAGTATTTGATACAGCATCAATCTTAGCTTTCTTAATAGCAAATACGAAGTCTCTCCAGAATTCGATTTCACCACTTGTAGCTTTGATTAAGTTATATAAGCTGAAGTTGTAGCTACGTTTAGATACAATGTGATTAGCAATATCAGCAGAATCTACACAATAGATTTTAGTTTTAATACCAACATACGCATCCACCGTTATAGGATCATTGTTGTCATTAGTGCTAATGAATTGAATTTGTAATAATGTAGGTTGTAATTCATTAGCTTTCTTATAGTCTTGATCTTTAGCTAATTTAGTTAGCCCAGCTCTACTATTAGTATGGATATTATCTAAGCGTGCTTGGAGATTATTATTATTTTGCTGTAAAGCATTAATACGTTTATTAGATTGAGATTGAGTCCTAGCGAAATTTCTTCTTAGTCTACCTTCATTACGCTCAATATCGTTAAGTTGTTGAGTCAGAGTTCTATTTTGACGAGTTAAATCTCTATTCCTAGTAGCGGTATCTGTATTTAAAAGATTCACTGCTCTAGCTTTATCTTCATCACTAAGATTATTAAATCTTGCATCAGCGACGTTTGCATTAAATTTTGGATCTTGACGCATACGATCCATCATATCATCCATTAATGATTCATGTAAATGATTAATAGGTTTAGCACGTAAACGGTCTTGTCTAAATGCTTCATATACAGCTTTAATTTCAGCTGCATCGAAAATATGATTAGCTGTAGCTTCTTGACTAATTGCAAGATAATCATCAACATCAAAGAAGCTAGATAAATCTAAGTTACTATGAACATTTTTAAGATGATCGATTGCATCTTTAGAAGATGTAATAGAAATAGCAGACAGCAGCATTTGAGTTAGCGTAACAAACTTACGCTCTAACGCTCTACCAACTAATTGTGCAGATGCTGGATCTACGGTATTAGAAGCCATGACAGGAAATGTCATAGTCAAATCTTTATTTGCTCGAGTAATAGACTTGATAGATGGATTCTTCTTGGAAATAAATTTACCAATTTCAGAATTATCAGCAACGTCTAAAACATCTGTAATTAAATCCTTAAGGATCATTTAAAGTACCTCCTTATAGTATCATATATGACTTTAATCTTATGTTAAAATGGGTAAATAAGAAAAAAA